TGATGGCTAAGTACGGATCAGGTGATGACTACGCTATAGACTTTGACAACCACCAGGCGGTGCTGAATCTGATGTCGGCAGCACAAGAGGCTGACCACGATAATCGAGAGAAGGCCCGCGAGGCGCATCTGTTCTGCGACAAACGTGACGGACAGTGGGAACCCTACTGGTGGACGAACAATGTCGGCAAGCCTCGATACACGTTTGACATGGTCAACCCTATTGTCGATCAGGTGACTGCTGAGATCGAGCAGGCTGACTTTGACATCAAGGTCTCGCCAATGTCAGGCCCAGCGTCTAAAGAGACTGCGATGGTCATTGATGGCCTGGTGCGTAACATCGAGTCGATCAGCCGAGCCAAGGACATCTACGTCAATGCCGGTCGAGGCATGGTGACTACTGGCTACGATGGCTGGATGGTTAGCCACAAGTATTCTGACCCGCAATCATTCGACCAAGACCTAGTGATTGAGCCTGTTGCCAACTTCATTGATCGAGTCTGGTTTGACCCTGCTGCCTACCTTCAGGACAAGTCTGATGCCCAGTACGCTTTCCTGCTTCACGCTATGTCAGTGCAGGAGTACGTCAAGCGATACCCTGAAGGCTCTCAGGCGTCCGTCTCGATTGACAGAGAGGGTGACGCATACTATGACAAGGGTCAGGTTATCGTGGTAGGGCAGTTGTTCTACGTCGAACAGGAAGCCTGTGACCTGGTTCTGATGACCAATGGTGCCGTGTACACAGTTGACGATGACTTCAAGAAGGTGCGAGACGAGCTGACGGCATTGGGCATTGAAGAAGTCAGGACGCGCAAGGCTTACAAGACTAAGGTCTGCTCACGCTTCTTTGACCAGACTGATTGGCTGGAAGAGAAGGAAGAGACCATCTTCGACCGCATTCCTATAGTCCCACTGTACGGCAACTTCAAGATTGTCGAGAACAAGACAATCTATTGGGGCGTAGTCGAGAAGCTATTAGACCCGCAGCGTGTCCTGAATTACTCCTTGTCACGCGAGATCGAGGAAGGCGCACTGGCTCCGAGGGCTAAGTATTGGATGACTCTCACCCAGGCGGCTGGGCATGAGGACGCACTGGCTACGCTGAACACCAACTCCGATCCGGTCCAGTTCTACAACGTCGATCCTGAGATGCCTGGCGCTCCGATGCAGCAGGGTGGAGCGCAAGTTAACCCAGGGCTTCGCACAATCTCCGAGTCAATGCGCCAGATCATAGGGCAGACTGCGGGAATGTTCGCTGCGAGCATGGGCGACAACCCTGGTTTACAGTCAGGCGTGGCAATTGAGAGCCTGCAAGCCAAGGGCGACAACGGCACCATCAAGTATTTCAGGGCACTGGAAGCGGCTATTGCTGCCACTGGCGACATCTTGGTCAAAGCCATTCCCAAGGTCTATGATGCCCAGCGCACAGTCAGATTGCTGTACGAGGATGGCAGCACTGAGATGCAGGTACTCAACGAGCCTGTGATTGACCAGCAGACGGGCGAGATCATCACCCTGAACGATTTGACTAAGGGCCAATACTCTGTTGCTTGTCGAGCTGGACCATCGTTCCGCAACCGTCAGCAGGAGACCATCGAGACAATCATTGAGATTGCCAAGGTCGATCCGTCAATCATTGGCATGGCTGGTGACATCCTGCTCAACGCTATCCCTACCAGTGCGGCTACCCAGATCGGTGAGCGCAAGCGTCTACAGATGATGGCTCAGGGTCTTATCCCACAGACCCAAATGACCGAGGAAGAGAGGGCTCAGATGGCCCAGAGCGCACAGGGTCAGGAGCAGCAGCAAGACCCGGCGATGGTATTAGCTCAGGCTGAGATGGCGAAGGCCCAAGCAGAGCAGATGAGAGCACAGGTTGAGGTTCAGAGGCTCCAGTTGGACACTGCTAAAATCCAACTAGAAGCCCAGAAGGTGCAGATGCAGATGCAGGCTGATCAGGCTCAACAGCAACTGGATGCGTTCAACGCACAGACTCAGCGCATGAACACCCAGATCAAGGCTCAAGAGGCTGGAGCAAGAATCCAATCCGAGGGCGTGGATATGCAAGGTAAGCAGATCGACAACCAATTGAAAATAGCCAGCGCATTGAATCCATTCAGGGGCCAGATATGAATCCACTCGAAGGCATGACCATTATCATCCAGCAGGAAGAGCCGTTCACTGCGAAGACTAACCGAGACAATCGCGCCAACGTCATCGAGAACTGGAAGTTCGGCCCTGAAGAGACCACCAGCGACAACGCTGACTACTATCGCATGATGGCTAGGGCTTGGAGCGTAAAGCCAGTAGAGGCTCGCAGGCAGATGTGTGGCAACTGCGAATACTTCAACAATTCACCTGAGAAGCTGGAGATGATGGAAGTAGTCCCAGAAGATGACTATGACGCTGATGGCGGTGGTCGAGGCTACTGCGAGAAGTTTGAGTTCGTCTGCCATAACCTGCGAGTGTGTCAGGCGTGGGAGGCCAGAGAACAGGAAGAGGCCGAGGAGTATTAATCATGCCACAGTCAGCACTCAGAGCATTAGACCAAGCCTACATGATGGGCATAGGCCAAGGGCCAGCACCTGCGCGAGTGCCCAGAACTAGGGGCCAGACTGCTGCTGACATTCTTGGCGCTGCCTCTCTGCCAATGTCTGCCGTTCCGATTGCTGGCGATCTCACTGGATTGGCTGCTGACGCTGCTATGTACGCTGCCTATCCTGAAGAAAGGACATTGCCAAACTACCTGTTGTCGGGAGTTGGCGTGTTGCCTTGGATAACTGGCGCGGCTGGAGCCAAGGCGATCAGGGATGCTGCGGGGACTAGGCAGGTTGGCGCAGGGCCAATACCACAGGTGACCAGAGATTCGCCAATACTCTCAAGGGTTGGAGATGCAAATTCTGTCAACTCAATGGCTGTAGAGTTCAGCGAGCCAGCCCTTAGACAAGTTCCTATTGCTAAGGCTGAAGACTTGATTGATCGAGGGTATTACACAGGGATTACAGATACCAGCAGATCGGGATTAGATGTTGTCAATTCAGTCGATGGGGTGCCAGTAAGCTCTGAAATGAGAGGCGGCACTTTCTGGGGATTTCAAGACGAGCAGCTAGGCAAAGGCCATGCGTTTTCTTCTGCGGAGACAGCGGTTGCCGGCCAGCTTAACAGGGCAGAGCTTGCGCTAGAAAAAAGCCCAAGAAAGGATGGCGTTGTGTTTGTTCCTCACGGAATGATCCCTGGTTCTAGTTCTGACTTCGCAACGCAGTCAGCAGACATTGCTGTCCCTTACGCACAGCAGGTGTTGAGTAGCGCAGACAAGCAAGCCCTAGACCTTAGAATTCGGTCGGGAAAAGGGAAAAAGTACGAGCCAATACCAGATTGGCCCGGTATTGATAATGCGAATCCGCAATACCTAAAGTCCATTGGCGGCAGGCGCAAGGATGTTCTGTACGCGCTAGACGAATTCAGAGATGCGGGCGCATTAAGCATATCGCAGATCAGAGCCATCGTTACTGATCCGCAGCAAATGGATGCGCCGTGGGGGGCGGTTAATTCCTTTTATCTGATGAACCCCGACTTTTACGCTAAAGGAACGAAAGTATTTGGTGACAGCTCGCATCCTGCATATGCGGCAGCAAAATTCGGAAGGCCGCTTGGGGCATCATCTGAAGGCTTCAACATTCTGAATCTGGACCCATCAATTGGAACTAGGCAGCTTGGAGAGGTCAACTTCTACGATGAGATGACTAGGCGAGCCGATATTGCAAAGCAGAATCTAGACGCTGCTCTGCTATCAGGAGACAGCAGAAGTATAGGCGCAGCCAAAAGCGCACTTCAGGGTTATGACTTTGGCGACTTTGGAGCTGGCGGTGGCGCTGGATCATCAATACAGGCAACGCTAAAGGCTGGAGGACAGGGAGTGTTTACAAGAGACACTATCGACGAGATGGTTCGTCTAGGGCTAATCTTACCTTGACCAGGCGCTCTTGAGCCTTGCCTGTGACACCTTCAATATCAAGGTGTGCGCGGAGGGTGCCTACGTCCCAAGATGCGGGATCAGCAGTAATAACTTCAACCCACATTGCGTGGTCGGTAATAGGTATGACTTTAATTTTTTTCATGCCGTGATTATAGCACAAATTAACAATGCATATTTGAGGTAAGCCATGCCTACGCCACAATCGGCACTCAGACAGATACCAACGCAGTCAGCAGAGCCGTTTGTGCGCTCCTACAACCCGTTCAACCCTGCATTCAGGGATACGTTGCGATCGGGCATCAACGAGCTTATAGGAGGCCGAGAGATGGGCGGCACTCCTACGCAGCGATACAGGGCTGGCATGGCTGATCTGCTCACAGGTGCTGTGGACTTCGCGCCGGGTATTGGTGACGCTGTGGGAGTGGCTGACACGGTGCAAGCAGCAAGGGGCGGCAACTACGGCACTGCTGCGATGCTGGGCGGTGCGACCATGCTGGGGATGCTGCCGGTGGTTGGGGATGCTGCGAGTAAGGCTGTGCGTGGAGCGTTAAGGGATGCGCCAACAATATCTGCTGGAAGTAGAACAAGTTTAGACCCAAACAGCCTCTTCTTTAGAGAATCAGAGCAGAATAGACTAGAGCAAGCGTCTGAGCTGTTTGATAGCGGGGAGGAAATTCAGCCCATTGTTACCATTTATAATAATGGCAGAAGGGATATTTTAGACGGCCACAACAGGGCATCTATTGCTATTTCAAGAAACCAAAATTTGCCAGCAGTTGATATAGATATTGCAGAATATGATCTGCTCAAAGGAGCTGGCTTTGATGACATGGAAATTGCATATGCAACCCTGCTCAGAGCTGACGAGGACGAAGCTGCGTCAGCCATAAACAACCAATTCTATGGCTCTGGAATAAGGCAGCGAGGAGCAGAAGCACTTTCGCTTATGGATTCTCCAGCGCCAGCCTCTGCCGCCCCCAGCCCACTAGAAGGCACTCTGGATATGTCAAAGCGAAGACCTGATTAGCGAATCTCGCCAACTGTTGTGCATCTTGACCAACAGCGATACACTGTATACAGGCCACCAGACCATTCTGGGCATCTCACCTATAAGGGCAAACACTATGACGCAACCAGCAGACTATGATTTTGATGATACTCCCGACGACGAAAATCAGGAGCCAATTGAGACGCAGGAGGCTGAAGATCAGCCCGACCTTGAACCAGAGGGCGAGGATGATTCCGAATCGTCAGAGGATAGTGGGGAGACTCACGATAAACCGATCTTCACCGAGGCGCAGCAAAAGGTCTTCGATGACGCAATAGGAAAGAAGGTGTTCAAGCTCCGTGAAAAAGAGCGCGAAGCTGAACAACTCCGAAAGCGGCTAGAAGAGCTTGAGCAGCCACAAACTCGGTCGCGGCCACAAGTGCCAGCTCTGCCTGACCCGTTCGCTTTATCCGATGAGGAATACAGGCGACAGATCATGCACAGGGAGCAGGCAATTATAGCCGCTTCTGCCTATGACACCCAGATGCAAATGCTGAATCATCAGCAGGCGCGACTGGCTCAGGAGGCAGAGCAAAAGCAGCAGGAGATTCTGGTCGAGAAGGTTCAGAGCTACGCGCAGAGGGCGAAAACCCTTGGCGTCAAGGCAGAGGAGCTTCAAGCAGCAGGCTCGATTGTAGGTCAGTTTGGAATTGATGATTCGCTGGTGCAGTACATCCTTGAGGATGATCACGGCCCACTGATCACCAAGTATCTGTCCCAGAACGTCACTGAATTGGACGCACTGAGACACCTACACCCAACGATGGCCGCAGTTAGGATTGCTACGTTGATCAAGTCAAAAGCTGTTGCCCTGAAACCCAAATACACTAACGCTCCTGATCCAGTTCGACGACCCATGCCATCTGGCGTCCAGGTCAAACCGAAAGGGCCGAAGGGAGCAACATTTGAATAGGTGAATTAAATGGCTAACAATCTCAGTAGTAACGTAACCCGTAAAGTAGCCCGTGTGTTCCTTGATGCTTTCGAGAACTCGCGGGTAATCACAAAGACGGTTGACACTCAGCTTCTGGCTGACAAGTTCAACCCGTCATCTGGTAGCACTGTGGACTTCAAGCGTCCCCATGACTACAAGACCATCCGCACCTCTGGCGGTGACATCTCTGCGTCTACCAAGAGCGAGATCATTGCCGGTAAGGCAACTGGTACTGTCCAGAACTACTTCACTGCTGCTACCGAATGGGGCAACGTGGAAGAGGCTCTGCAACTGGACCAGCTTGAGGACATCCTGGCTCCGATGGCTCGTCGCATTGTGACCGACCTCGAACTGGACTTCGCATCCTTCATGCTGAAGAACTCTTCCCTGCGTTATGGTACCCACGGCACAGCAGTGGATGCGTGGTCTGATGTGGCTGGCGCTGCTGCGTTCATGGACTCAATGGGTATTGATCCTAGTGTGGATCGTTACTACCTGATGAACCCCTTCACAGTAGCAACACTGGCCTCTGCTCAGTCAGGTCTCAACTCTGTTGACAGCCTGATTCGTACAGCGTGGGAGAATGCCCAGATCAGCACCAACTTCGGTGGTCTTCGTGCATTGTCTGCAACGACTCTGGCGAGCTTTACATCAAGCTCTGGTGCAGATCGTGCCGGTACGCTGAGTGCAGCTCCTGACGCAACCTACGTGACTGCAAAGGACACAATGACCCAGTCTCTGGCGGTCACTGCGTTCCAAGCGAACATGGTTGTGAAGGCTGGCGAACTGGTCACCATTGCAAACGTCAACCGCCTGAACTGTGCAACCCGTCAGCCGATGGTTAGCGCAACTGGCGGCAACGTGGCATGGACTGGTGTTGTGACTGCTGACGTTACTCTTGGCGCGTCTGGCGAAGGCACCCTGGTAGTGGCTGGCCCTGCGATCTACGAAGCAACTGGTCAGTACAACACTG